GACACGGCTGCTCTGAAGCGGCTGCCGACCGTGCTGCCCATGTTGTACGACGCCATCCACTTAGGTCCGCTGGGCAAGCACATGACCGAAGCCGAACGTGTTGCGGCTCGAGCCGGTCCCGCCAGCTACCAAGCGGCCGACGTTGAGTTCCTCGTTGAAAGTCCGGCACCGCTGAACGCCAACCATCAGGGACTCGGCAAGACGATTGAGTGGATCGCAACCATCTACGAAGCTGGGCTGGAGGAAGGCGACCACCTGATCATCTGTCCGAAGACAGCGGCCGACGCAACGTGGGAGTCCGAACTAACGCACTGGCAGGCGGAGACGTTGGCAACCGTTGGGATCTTCATGTGCGTGGAGGACGGCAGGGAAGCCAGGGAAGCAGTCATCCAACGCTGGATGCAGTGCGACCTTCCGACCCGATGGGTGATCGTCAACCCGGCCATGCTGACGCTACGCAAGGAGACTCCGGACTTTGAGTACGACGATGAGTTCAAGCCTTACAAGCGGAAACCCGGCACCGCTCCCTTCACCCTCGCAGTATCCGGCCCGAAGAAGGAACAGTGGGCGTGCAGGTGCCAGGCCGGTAACGGCAAGCCACACGAGCACTACGAGCGACCGTTCCCGGAGTTGTATGAGTTCGCATGGCGAAGCATCTGCATCGATGAAGCTCATCGAGGCATGGTGCGCAATCACAAGTCGGTGACGTACAAGTCGCTCACGGACCTCGAGCTAACTGCCGACGGCAAGAAGTGTTTGATGACAGGCACGCCCATGAAGAAGCTAGGCGGCGTGGATATCTGGGGGATGTTGAGCTTCCTCCGCCCGGACATCTTCAAGAGTTACTGGCGCTTCGCTGACGGTTACTTCGACGTGACCGACAACGGCTTCGGCAAGAAGGTCGGGCGGCTGCGGAAGGACAGAGAGGAGTCGTTCTTCCGGATGCTGATCCCGTTCGCATTGCGGCGCACCAAGCGAGAAGCAGCGCCGTGGCTACCGGACAAGATCTACGTCGACGTGGATGTCAGGCCAACCACACGCCAGGCTCAGCAGTACCGGCGCATGGAGGAGGAGGCGTGGGCACAGTCCGGCGTCAATGAGATCGTGGCTGGCGGAAACCTGGCACGCATCGTACGACTGAAGCAGTTTGCGAACGCACACTCCAAGGTTGACAGCAACGGGGACATCGTTCCGATCCACTCGCCGAAGGTGGACGCCATGATCGAGAAGATGCGTGAGCGAGGGATGATGGATGAAGACCGTGATGCCAAGGCGCTCGTCTTCAGTCAGTCCCGACGCATGGTGGAGTTCGCTGCCGAGCAGTTGCGCAAGGAAGGACTTGAAGTGTTGGTGCTGACCGGCGCTAGCAAGAACCGTCGGCAACTGAAAGAACAGTTCCAAACTGGCACGGCTCAAGTGATGGTCATCGTGACAACGGCAGGCGGTACGTCCTTGACTTTGGACATGGCGGATGACGTTCACCTCATTGACGAAATGTGGGCACCGGACGATGACGACCAAGCCGAAGACCGTGCGCACCGGGTAAGTCGGATCCATCAAGTGACCGTGTTCACCTACCGCACTCTCGGAACCATCGACGAAGACATTGCAGTTACCAAGTGGGAGAAGAAAGAAAGCCACGACTTGATCCTCGACGTGCGGCGGCAAGCACTAGCTCGCACGACTAAGGGGACCTAGGGGAACAGAAACACTGATACAAGTACACCTTCACGTGAGCGTGTACTCGTGTCAGCAGTTTGAAGCTCCTTAGGTCCCCTACGTCACGAGGGTCCAAGGACGATATACTCGTCCTGTTGCTAGGTCCGAGCCGGTCAAGTACGATGCTCAGTACCAAGCGACGCACCGTTCGCAAACAACAGAAAGAGCAGGAAGCAATCATGGCGAAGGCCACCACTCCGGCAACGGAAGAGACCACGACCGCAAGTCGGTCACAGATGTACAAGCACGAGGACTTTGTCGCATGGGCGACCAGCGAGGGTCTGATGGACGGCACGGAGTCTCCGGTCGAAGCCATCGCCGTGTTCGCCGCCAACCGTGGCAAGTGGCGCAAGACCCCTCGGTACCGTGCGCTCCGTGAAAGCGGAGACCCGGCTGCCAACGAGCGCAAGGCCGAGCGTGACGCTGCTCGTGCGGCGAAGGCCGAAGAGCGTGCGGCTGCCAAGGAAGCTCGGGCTGCCGAGCGTGCCGCCAAGGCGGAAGCGGCTGCGGCTGCCAAGGCTGCGGCTCCCGCCAAGGCTCCGGCTGCGAAGAAGACCGCTGCTCCGGCGACCAAGGCTCCCGCCAAGGCGACCAAGGCTGCCAAGAAGGGCACTGCCGCTTCGGACAATCCGTTCGGCTGAGCCAAGTTCCTACGAGCCTCGCCCGGCAGGGCGAAAGCGAATGCTCCGGAGGTCGTAGCCCGGACGAGGAGAGTCCCCCGGTTCGGAAGCGCCGGGGGACTTTCTAGATCTAGGCACAGTTATCGTCCGGCACTCATCCGGTTGCTGGCACCAACGGCACCGGCTACCGTGACGGGTCCCGCCAGCTACGGCTGACGGAAGGCATCAACCGCCGGTGGTCTGCGGGGATGGGATTAAGCGGGGAGTCCGCCCGCTCCCCGTCCCGTCCTCGCAGCCTCCCGGCAGATGCCGAAGGGCAACGGCAAGGGCAACAAGAAAGAACGGAGCAACGGTTGATGCAAGCGGAGCAGGTGATGGTGGAAACGCCAGTGTTCCTCCGAGGGAGTGAACGCAAGAGCTATCGGAACTGTCGTCAGGCGTGGCAGTGGTCCTACGTGTGGCGGCTGAGTACGCCAAGGCCACGAGGAGCGCTGACGTTCGGGCACGGCGTCCACTACGCCATGGAGCTTCGCTACCCGCCAGGGCGCAAGCGTGGACCGCATCCGGCCATCACGTTTGAGGCGTGGTACAAGGAGAACGCTCACCACTTCTCGCAATGGGACGAGGAGGGCAACAAGGTCGATGCGCTCGAGCTTGGGATCGCAATGTTGAACGGTTACGTCGACGAGTACGGGGACGACGATCACATCAACATCATCGCCCCGGAGATGCCGCTGCGCTTGGACATCTACGACAAGCAAGGCGTCTATCTCTGCACATGGGTTGGACGGACCGACGCTGCGTTTGAAGATCTCAGCAAGCGGCGAGGCAAGCGCAAGCGCATCGGCTTCTTCGAACACAAGACCGGCAAGTCCATCGAGGTGAACCTACGGGTCAACTCTGGCTACGGCGACCAAGGACTCTCCTACGCATGGGCCGGAGGGCATGTGCTTCAGGAGATGGGCATCCTCCAACCTGGCGACAGCGTGGACCACGTCCTGTTCAACTGGCTGCGTAAGTCCATGCCGGACGAGCGTCCCTACGACGACGCCGGGTACGCACTGAACAAGCCGAAGAAGGAAGCGTTGCTCGAGTACTGCCACGAACACGGCGTGCTGATCCCACTGAAGCCGAAGGTTGAAGACCTGGCAACTGCGATTGACGCAACCGGCTTCGACCATCGCATGCTCGGTGAGCGCTCGAGCGTTCAGCGTGCTCCGTTGTTCTACCGGGAGGCGTTGGACTACGGCGACGGCGAGATGACTCAGACCGAGTGGCGCATCCGTGCCGAGGCGTGGGAGCGGGAGCAGGTACGTGCAGGCAAGTTGCCGATCTACAAGAATCCTGGCGACCATTGCAACTGGTGTCAGTTCAAGGAAGCATGCGAGCTTCACGAGATGGGCGGCGACTGGCGCTCCGTGCTCGAGCTTGAGTTCGCCCAATGGGATCCCTATGAGGGTCATGAAATGGAGTTCAAGTAATGCCAAGTTTCGGAGGCGCTCCGGCGTCATACTCCGGCCCGGACGGGGACGACCTGACCGACGCCACCATCAAGATGATCGTGTACTCGCATCCAGGCGAGGGGAAGACCGTGTTCTGGGGAAGCGGCGGGAAGCGAGTGTTGTTCATCTCGTCCGACCCCGAAGGCACCATCGCCGCCAGTGCGCAAGGCAACACGTTCCACAAAGTGGACGCCTTCGACTGGGACGACATGGACCAGATCTACGACTGGCTGAAAGGCGACAAGCCTCGGGACTTTGACTGGGTCGTGTGGGACTCCATCACGTTGTTCCAAGACATGGCGCTCATCGACGACATCATGGTCGACGCCGTTGCCAGCAGTAAGTCCGGCAACCAAGAACCGTTCGTACCGTCGCAGCGTGAGTACTTGATCAACATGCACCGCATCAGCCAGATGGTGCGCCAGCTTTCCAAGCTGCCCTACAACATCGGCATCAGTGCGCACGTGATGACCACCACGGAGTCCGGTGGCGACGGCACGTTGTTTATGCCTCAGGTGCATGGGAAGAACATGCCGTCCAAGATTGCCGGGTACGTCAACGTCGTTGGCTATCTGGGCAAGC